CAATAGTATCAAATACTTCTGGAGCATTAACATATTATTTAAGTTCTGTAGGTACATCTTGGGATGTAGCAAGTGGTGTAGCTATTGGAACAGCAACATTAAATACTTGGAATCATATTGCATTAGTTCGAAATGGAACATCAGTAACACCTTATCTTAATGGAGTAGCTGGAACAGTCACAACAACTTCTGCAACACTCTATGCTTTTGCATCAGTTTTACCTATTGGAGCTGTTTCTTATGCTTCTTTAAACTTTGTAAACGGTTATATCTCTAATGTTAGAATTGTAAAAGGTACTGCTGTATATACATCAAACTTTACGCCTCCAACTGCGCCACTAACTGCTATTACAAATACACAACTATTATTAAACGGCACTAACGCAGGTATTTATGATAACGCTGGTAAATCAGATTTAATTACCGCTTCAAATCCAAAAGTTAGCACTACTCAAGTTAAATTTGGTACTGGTTCTGTAGCTTATGCAGCAAGCAGTAATGGCATGACTGTTCCTTCTCTGCCATATACGACACTTGGAACGGCTAACTTTACGATTGAGTTTTGGTTGTATCTAAACTCTACATCTAACGGAGATTTTTATGACCAACGCTCTACAGGTACACAAGCTGCCCCAGTTATTCAATTAGTAAGTTCTGCACTTACTTACTATGTATCAAATGTGACTCAAATTACTGGTACAGCCTTGTCTACAGGGCAATGGTATCATGTGGCAGTTTGTCGTAGCGGAACAAACACACGATTGTTTGTAAACGGCACTCAGCAAGGTTCTACCTGGACTACAGATTCTACAAACTATGTATCCAATAACTTAGGCATTGGTGCTTATTTGCCAACTCCTACTAATAGCTCAAATTGCTATTTAGACGATATTCGGATTACCAATGGCATAGCTCGTTACACAGCTAACTTTACACCACCTACTGCAGCATTCCCTAATCAATAAGGACTTATATGTTAATAGCAAAAATTGAAAACGGGCAAGTAGTTGATTTGTCAGATTATAAGTCCATGTTCCCCAATACGTCATTTTCAGACTCAGGGCCAAGTCCAGACTTTATGGCTGAGAATAATTGTATGAACGTAAACCTGTACCTTGACTATGACCCAGAAACTCAATTTCTGGAGCCTTGCGACCCCTATATCATGGGTGATTGGGTATATACAATTAAAGTATCACAGTTAAGCGAATAAGTAATGTTTGGTAAACAGGCGATTTCGTCTTCTTCTTTTGTACAGCAAGGGTATTTATTTTCAAACTCAAGCATTACAGAAAATTCAACTCTATCCGACTCCGAATCTGCCCAATCTGCGTATAACACCACCACAACTGAAGCCGCAACCTTAGCTGATACGGAATCTGCAGCACAAGTTACAAGTTCAAGCGCAACAGAAGATTCAAATCTGGCAGACACCGAGTCAACCCAAACAAACTTTAACAGTGCAGCAACAGAAAATAGTACCCTAGCAGATACATCGAGCTATACCTATACAATATCGGTGTCTATTACTGAGCCCCTAACGGCTGCTGACGCATCTTTTGTAGTTAATATTTTTGCTAGCGCAATTACTGAGAATTTTGGCGCAGCCGATACAGAGTCTTACCTAGCTATTTTATCTAGCGCAATTACTGAGGCAGCTACTCTTGCTAATACCCAAACTGTTACTGCTATTTTTGCTGGTACTTTAGCTGAAAACTCTAGTTTGGCTGATGCAGAAAGCATCCAAGCGAATTTAAACTCCGCTATTACCGAAGCCCTAACCGCAGCAGATTTAGAGTCCGTGCAGGTTAATTTCCAATCCGCTATTACAGAAAATGCCGGATTAGCCGATACAGAATCTGTTTTTAAAGCTTTATCAGATACTATTACAGAGGCTTTAACGTCCGCTGATTCATCTAACCGCCAAGCTATATTCGTAACAACCCTAACAGAATCAGTCAATTTAGTTGATTTAATAGCTGCCCAAGCAAGTTTTAATAGTCAAATAACCGAGAATTTGGTATCATTAGACGAGTTTGTTGGGCGTGGCTGGTTTAAAGTAGTGGACTCCCAGACGGTTACTTGGACAGTAGTAGCTAATGGGCAGACCACATCCTGGGGTAACGTTAATAACAACCAAACAGTAACTTGGACATCAGTAAATAACGGTCAGACAGTAACTTGGGTTAATATTGGGGACGCCCAAAATCCTAACTGGCAGCAAATTGATAACACGCAGAAATAAGGACAGATAATGACTTCTTCATATACAACTAGTTTAAAAATACAGCAAATTGCTAGCGGAGAGCAGTCTGGTTATTGGGGTACGACAACAGATACAAACTGGACCCTAATTGAGCAAGCCGTATCAGGTGTCCAAACCATCACAATGGCTAACGCCAACTATACTTTATCGAACCTTAACGGCGTATTAGATGAAGCACGTAATATGGTGCTTGTTGTGCAAGGTACAAACTCAGGTATTTACCAAATTGTTGCTCCTCTTAACCAACCAAAAATGTACATTGTGTACAACAATACTGCTGGCGGGTACGCAATTACTATTGGAGCTTCAAGTGGGGCTATTATTACTATCCCTAATGGGGTTACTGCACAGGTTTACACCGACGGTACTAACTTTTACTCAGCCCAAACCGGCTCTGCAGGTAACTTCGTAGTTAACGGCAACCTAACAGTATCTGGCAACACAAGCATTTCTGGTTCACTGTCAGGTATTTCGACCCTAACTACTACAGCAGACGCTACTATTCATGGCCTTACTGTTGGTTTAGGCAGTGGAAGCGCATCAAATAACACCGCTGTAGGTTATAAGTCTCTTTATACAAACACCACAGGAACACCTAACGAAGCATTTGGTTATACAGCTTTATATTCAAATACTACAGGCGGAGCAAATCAAGGTATTGGTTTTCAAGCATTAACTAATAATACGACTGGAAACTCTAATGTTGCATTAGGAACATCTGCACTTTATTCCAACACTACCGCTTCTAACAACACAGCAGTAGGATACCAAGCTGGATATAGTAATACGACAGGCATAGGTAATATTGCAATTGGTTATCAAGCTGGATACAACAATACAACCTCAGCTTATACTACAGCAATAGGCTATCAAGCAGCTTTTAACAACACTGCAGGCGGAAACACAGCAGTAGGGTATGCTTCTTTGTCTAACAACACAACAGGCGCCGGACATACAGCCGTTGGATATAGCGCTCTTCTTAATAACACAACTGGCACATCTAATTCGGCTTTTGGTAATTCAGCCCTATCACAAAATACCACGGGTGCTGGAAATACAGCATTGGGTCAGCAAGCTCTTACTTCAAACACTACTGCAAGCAACAACGTAGCATTAGGCTATCAAGCTGCTGTAGGTAATACAACAGGTAGTAATAATACTGCTATTGGGACAATTGCATTAACAACAAACGTAACAGGTATAAACAACGTTGCCGTGGGTGTTGGGGCACTACAAGCTAATACTGCGTCCAGCAATACCGCTATTGGCTTCCAAGCCGCTCTTAATAACACAACTGCCACAGGTATTACAGCTATAGGCTATCAAGCTGCTGTAGGTAATACAACAGGAGGATATAATAGTTCTATAGGTTATGGCAGTATGGGCTTAAATACCACAGGCAGCTTTAATACAGCGCTTGGGTCATTAGATACAACGGGTTATCCAACACTTTATAACAACACTACAGGAACCTCTAACGTGGCTGTTGGTAATGGAGCACTTTCTCATAACACCACAGCTTCTAACAACACCGCAGTAGGTTATCAGGCTGGTTACAGCACTACTACACAAAGTCAAAATTGTTTTTTTGGTTATCTAACTGGTTATGCAAATACAACAGGATATAATGCAGCTTTTGGTGATAGGGCATTAACAGCCAATACGACTGCAAGTTATAACGCTGCTTTTGGTCAAACTTCATTATTGTCAAATACTACTGGTGGAAATAATACAGCTATTGGCACGGGTTCGTTACAAGCAAACACCACTGCATCTAACAACACTGCAGTAGGTTATCAGGCTGCTTATTCAAACACTACTGGTAGCCTTATTACCGCTGTTGGTGCTCAAGCTCTTTACAGCAACACAACAGGCGCATATAACACTGCTATTGGTTTGTCTGCTATGTATTACAACACAACAGGCGCATATAACTGCGCTTTTGGGCAAGCTGCTTTAGTGTCAAACACAACTGGAAATGTTAATACAGCTTATGGTTTTTACGCACTTCAAGGAAACACAACTGGCGGTAGTAATACTGGTTTTGGTTATCAAGCACTTTACACAAATCAAACTGGTACAAACAATGTGGCATTAGGAAGGGTAGCAGGGTATAGCACAACATCTAATGGAAATACTTTCGTTGGTGATGCTGCTGGTTACACTTCAAATTCAAATAATTCTATATACGGAAATACTTGCGTAGGTTCTAATTCAGGATATAACTTAACTACTGGTTATGGAAACCAATTCTTTGGTGGTGGATATAACCCTTCTGGATTTGGTGTAACTACAGGAAATCTTAATGTAATTATTGGTGGGTATCAAGGTGGTGCGGGTACTGAAGTAAATGCTACCGGTTCAAATTTTGTTGTTTTATCAGATGGTGTCGGAAACCCAAGACAAATATTTAACGGTTCTGGTGCAATGGGGCTAGGTGGCGGAAATTATGGAACCTCTGGGCAAATACTACAATCTAACGGTTCTTCTGGCGCACCTACTTGGGTTAACTTATCCACTCTTGGCGTATCTTCATTCTCTGCAGGTACAACTGGTTTAACCCCTTCTACTGGAACAACAGGAGCAGTTACTCTTGCGGGTACTTTAAATGTAGCTAACGGCGGTACTGGATTAACTTCTGTTGGGACTTCTGGATATGCCTTAGCTTCTACTGGAAGTGCATTAGCTTACAAGCAATTGGGTCTTGGAATGACCGGTGAAACTTGGCATGATGCTTCAGGAACACATTCATTTAATGGTGGTACTTATACAAATTCACGAACCTATCCTATTATGGTTAACGTGGGCATTAATGGTAATAGTATTTATGGTAATGCTACTGTAAGTGGAGTTTCAGTGGGGACTTATACTACCCAAGGAAATAGTGTTTCTTGGACTGCTTCATTTATAGTACCCGCTGGTGGAACATATTCAGTAGGTGGTGGTGGTAGCCCAGCAAATCTAAGTTTTTGGTCTGAACTTTATTAAGGAGATTTAAAAAATGGAAATTATTAAACCAACAACAGAGCAAATCGCTCGAGAGTATCAAGCTGCAATGGATTCAGTTAATCTAATTAATGCCGGTAAGCCAGCGGATTGGTATGGAACTGATGCAGAATGGGCGGACACGGTCACTCGTAATAAAGAACACCTACAAATCCAAGTAGCTAAAGGTGCGAATTATTACGGCTCTAATGATTTAGCCCCCTTTATTGCAGCAATTAATAAGTAAGGCAAACCGCCAGCCTATTTTGGCGGTATTTTAAGGAGAATAGTATGGGACAAGATAAAAAGACCCCTATCACTATAGATGGTAAAGAGTACCAGTATGAAGATTTAACTAAAGAGCAACAACAGTTATTTCATCATTGCATTGATTTAGACCGCAAAATTGATTCTGCAAAGTTTAACTTAGATCAGCTATCGGTCGGAAAAGCAACATTCTTTAAAATGCTGTCTGATTCTATTTCTGCACCTAAGGAGCAAGCATGAACTTTACGTTTACATGGTTAATGGACAAGCTAGGCTATATGCCTAAAATTGATGTGCAAGTTGGCGAAGTAGATTTAAAGATAGAAGATACTTGGCCCTTTCCTGTACCAGCAGAAAAAAGAAAACCTGTAGTTAAGAAAGCTACTACTCGTGCCAAGAAACTCGCTGTAGCTGCTAAGACCCCTCGCACTAAGAAAAAATGAAAGAGTTTTTCACCCAGCTCCTAACAGGCAAAGATAACCATACGCAAGACATTGCAAGATGGAGCTGGATGATTTCTTTAATTGCAATAATTGCTGGTGCTGGATATGAGTTAATGCATTCCGGCCCAGTTAATCTTAGGGAGTTTGCAGAAGCTGTAGGCATTGTTGCCGGTGCTCATGGTGCTGCAGTAATGATGAAAAAAGATACGGAACCAGAATAATGTGGAGTTTAATAAGTATATATGCTAATTACTTCAAAATTGGAGCCGCTGTTTTGGTTGCTTGCATTTGTTTTTATGGTGGGTTTCATATCGGTAATAATAGATATTTGGAATACAAACAAGAACAAGAAACCTTAGCTAAAGCCCAAGAAGCACATGTTGAATCAATACAAAAACAACACGAATTAGTAACTAAAGGAATACAAGATGAATATAATGCGAAGCTGGCTCTTTTACGCCAGTATTATGTTAACGGGGTGCGCCAGCCCAGTACCAGTACAGTGCCCGGTATTTCCACAGCCTCCAGCATCGCTGATGCAACAACCGCCTACACAATTCTTGTTGGACAATGCGCAGAAACCACGCTCCAACTAGTTGAACTTCAAAAATGGATGCTAGAGCAGGTAGCAATTAAATGAGCCCAGAACAACTAAAATCTCTTGGTATTGATGAAAAGTGGTATGACCCACTCATAGCTACGTTTGTTAAATATGGAATTTCTACTACCCGTCGCCAAGCTGCATTCTTAGGGCAGTGTATTGTAGAGTCAGGTAACTTTAAAAAGCTTGAAGAAGATTTAGATTACTCAGCAGCTGCGTTAATGCGTGTTTGGCCTAGTCGTTTTCCTGACCATGACACCGCCGATAAGTATGCACATAACCCCGAAAAGATTGCAAATAAGGTCTATGCTGGTAGAATGGGTAACACAGAGGATGGCGATGGCTTTAAGTTTAGAGGGCGTGGCGTTATTCAGCTTACTGGAAAAGATGCGTATTTATTTTGCGGGTCGGCGCTTGGTATAGATATTATTAGCGAACCGGATACTCTTCTTACTCCTAAATATGCTTGCTTATCCGCTGGATGGTTTTGGAATAAAAAAGGGCTTAATGCCCTTGCAGATGCTGGTGATATAAAAGAAATGACCCATCGCATTAATGGCGGTATGAATGGTTACGCCGAGCGAGTAGCTAAAACAGCAGAAGCACAAAAAGCACTGGATACATACTAATGCCGTTACAAAAACTACAATTTAGACCAGGTTTAAACCGTGAAGGCACTGACTATTCTAATGAAGGTGGTTGGTATGACGGCGATAAAATACGTTTTCGTTCTGGCTATCCAGAGAAAATAGGCGGCTGGACTCAAGTATCTAACAACCAATTCCTAGGCTTATGCAGGTCTATTTGGATATGGTTAGATGGTGATGCTGGTGCTGGTAATACATATATCGGGCTAGGAACTAACCTTAAATACTATATTTATTTTGGTGGTATTTATAACGATATTACCCCCATAGTCCAAACAGATACGCTTACAAACCCATTTACTACAGTTAATACTTCTAAAACAGTTACAGTTACCGATAGTAGCTATAACCCAGGGGTGGGGGATTTTGTTACATTTTCTGGCGCTTCAGCAGTAGGTGGCTTAACTATTTCTGGTAACTACCAAGTACAGTCAGTCCCATCATCAACGACTTACACCATCACAGCGGCATCGGCAGCTACATCTAGTGCTACAGGTGGTGGAACAGTTACAGCCGCTTACGAATACCCAGTTGGCTTAAATATTTTCTCTATAGGAACTGGCTGGGGT